AAAATATCAAATTTAATAAGCTTTGCAGATTCATCTGAAGAAATATTAATAATGTTGTAAAGAACATCATCTATTTGAACACACATTTTCTTTGTAACTAGCTTATTATGTCTAATTGCAATATCGAATGTATCAGCTGTAGTTGTACCAATTATCTGAAATTGAAGCGCAAGTGATCTCATTTTAGCTGCGAATCGAACATTTAAAACCGTTGCTGGATCAATTTTTTTAACCTTACCTCCAGTAGGAGTAGTTACTGTTTTAGTAACTCCAATCTGGCATTTTCTGTTAAAATCATTAGGTTTGTACGTTTTGACCATCTTGTGCCTCCTTCCATGAAGAATAAAGGCCTCTCAACTGCCCAACCATATGATCTACAGCAGTAGTAGGCGGCATAGTCGTAGAACGATTAATCCACAAATCCATCGAGTAACTAAGAACAGCTACATCATAAATCGGAGAAACATTTTCTACACTGAAAAATGGAGCGTCAACTGTATCAGAACTCACTGCATTTTTCACATATGCTGTTGCTGTATCAAAATAAATTTGAAGTTGTGGTTTGCGATCATCATCTTCTGATAGCTGATCTAGTAAGTCATCAACAGTTACGCTCATTTAAATCCCTCCTGATTAACCTGCGGCTGGTGCTGTAGTTTTGAAGTTCCCTACTTGGTCAGCAATTGCAGTAAATGAACCAGCAACTAAAGCTTCCGAGTCAGTAGCTTGTACATCGAAGCGATCAATTACACGAATTTTAGTAGTATCAGTTTCAAAAGCGCCAGCACCGATGTTTGTTGGAAGAAGAGACATGTTTTCGCGGTCAAATAACGTAATCGCTTGTGACATATCTCCATAATAGAGGGGGTATAGTGGAGCTGAAGCAGTTCCACCACTTGGCAACCAACGGTCTGCAATTACAACGACTTGTTTACCTTTAACAATATAAGTATTTGGTTTTGTTGGGTCTGGTTCAAGCAAATATTTTCCTTCTGCTGTCTTAACCAAAGCGAGCTTGTTAAGCCCTGATTGGTTTGTGTAGAGTTTAGAAGTTGCGATAATCGCTGGGTCTACTGCTGTGTTAATCATTGTGATTACATCGTCAAAATTAGCGATTGTAGATTTTTTAGGAACTGATCCCATCAGCCCAATAATCGCATTGTTACGAGTAACAACTACTTTCTTCGCAATCCAAGAAGACAGCCAAGCAAGAATATTTTCAGCAGTATCTTTAAGCAATGTATTTGTTGCAGTGATGATTCCCGCATAACGTTTAATCAAGTATTTAATAATTGTCAAACGTGGATTATCAAGATCAGGAATTTTTCCATCTTCTGCATCCATCACTTTCAGTGGTGTAACATCAGTCCATTTTTCGTAAACACGAGAACCGTTTGAAGTCGTTACGTTTTCAACTCTTACATATTGTTGCAATGAATCATACTGGCGAACCAAAGTATTGATAGCTGTACGAATATCTTGTGGAATAGTAAGCCCAGCAGCACTGTCGTTTCCATCAGACCCATTGTCTGTATTTGAAGATACAGTATTCATAAACGCCATAGGGTTACGAACCATATTCACGAAGTCTTTAACAAATTTGTCTTTGAGTTCAGCTTCATTTTTATTCAATGGAACTTGTTCTTCTTCACGCATATTAACCACTTGCTCAGCTTGAGCTTCAACAAGTTGTTCTCTCAATGCGTCACGGCGAACTTTTTCATTATCACGCTTATTTTTTAATTCTGACATAGCCTCTGCTGAAAAATTATCATCATTAAGAGCCATGTTGATTTGGTCATTAAAGTCTGTGACTTTATCTCCTGAAGCAATCCATGCTTCGTTCAATTGATTTACTGTTAATTTAACTCCCATTTGAGTCTCCTTTATTTTTCTAATAAAATAGCCAACTTACGAGAACGTAAATCGGCTTGTTTGTTTTCTATAATTGGTTCTTCTTTCGGAGGGTTATTCCGATTTTTGAAATTCATGAAATTCATAAATTCATTAAGTTTATCAGCAGTTGGAATATTGCCGATTGAGTTAGAAAATACTGGTTTATTAGCATCTACAAACATAATATTATCTGCAAATCCTTTATCCACTGCATCTTGAGCTGTCATCCATGTTTCGTTAGACATCAACTGCAATAAGTCAGACTGTTTCATACCAGTTTTTAATTCATAAGCCGCAGCAATAGATTGGTCAACGCCATTTAAAACTTTAGCTTCTTGTTCAAAGTCGTCAGCATTTCCTTGACTACCACTCATAGCCTTATGAATCATCAATTGGGCTGTAGGAGAGATATTTACCGTATCTCCAGCCATTGCAATTACTGAAGCTGCAGATGCTGCCAATCCTTGAATATTTACAGTTACAGGTTTACCATTCATTTTAATTGCAGTATAAATTTCAGAAGCTGCAAATACATCTCCGCCATTAGAAGCGATATTTAAAACAATTTCTTCATCATCAGCATTTACTAAGGCATCATTAACTTTAGAAGGACTTGTATAATCGATTCCAAACCAGTCATACATCATTCCGTAACTATTATCAACAACATCTCCTTTAATGTCGATTACTGTCATCATTTACCTCCTTTCTAAGAATAATCACCATGACCACCCCCTTTCCTATGGTACTGGCTCATTACTTTGGCCAGTTGTCTTTTTATTTGTATTTTCAGGGGCCGGTAGGTCTTTAGGAATATATCCTGCTTCTTGCAAGATATATGTAGCTTGATTTTCAGCTACAGCGCCCCATCTTGTAGCAGTACTAATAGTAGATAAGTAATTATCACCAAGAGGGTCAATAGCTGGTCTCATGTTAACGCTTATGTGGTCGCTTAACTTATACTCCAATTCACTTATAGCAGGTCTTAAATAGCGATTTAATGCACTTGCGTACATTCCACTTATTTGTTGAATTGAGGATTGTTGGTCACCTTGTCCACCAATGTAACTGTCTGGAAGCCCATATACTTTAGCATACTGTTTAGAAGTCCAATCAGTTTGTGCTAACAATTGAGCTACATTTGATTTAATTTCTAGTGCAGTAAATTCTTCAAGGTCATCTAATACTACAGGGCCGCCACTTCTTGAACGTTTCATAAACGAACGAGAACGAGATGCTTTATCTTTATCACTAAGAAGTCCACCACCTTTAACAGTAAGTACACCAGGAACATTTAATGAACTATTCAATGAACTAATTGTTAATCTATCAGAGGCTCTTTGGATTTTTGATTCACGTCTCAAAGAGTAAAGTGGACTAATTCCAGTTTTACCACCATCAATTGATAGTAGTTTCATATGAATTAAATCGCTCTGTGGAGCTTGTAAAATAGGCTCTATTTTAGGGTCATCAAAAGTGATGTTATAATACATTCCATTTTCATACTCGAAATAATAAGTATTTACTTGGGATGGCCTTAAATATTCCCATTTCATATCAGCGCCATTAGCGTTTCTCCAACGATAAGCGAATGCTTCACCTCCTAAAAGCAACTGTGCAAACATTGATTGCCAGAACCCATGCTTATTAGCATTGGTACTTGGATTATCAATGATTCCTTGATTCTTTTTCTTTTCAGCATTGATTTTAACTATTGCTAAATCACTAGATAGTTGCAAGATAATAGAAAATAAGTCTGAATTTCTTAATGCTGCACGAGCTGAAACCCATTCATTATTATCACCAAGCAAACTTTCCATTATTTGAGCATCATTTCCATCTGGAAAATAGCTTTGAACACTACCAACTTCCGGCGGATCATTTGTTTGGTTGATAAAGTTTAATATTGGCAAAATCAATCACCTCCCTTCGTAATTTTGGAACTAATAAACCAAGAACCAACTCCAAAAATAATAAATGTTACTGTTAGTGTAATTCCACCAGCAAATAAGTTCATTAGAAAAATTGTGATATTTAACGTAATAGCTGCTAAAGAGAAGCACAGAACATCAAAAACATCCCATATTTTTTTAAAAAACGCTTTAAAAATCTTCATCAAATCCCCAATCATCATCTATTTCGTCACCAAGGTCTAATAAGCCAGATTCTTGGCTAGTAACCCATTCTTTTACTTGTTCTGGTGTCATATGCTCAACTTGCCAACTCTTATCATTTGCCATACCATAATCCTCAAAGTGATACATCCCTTGAAATAAAGCATCAATAATCGCATCAACAACGTCAATTTTTAAAGTTGCTTTTCGTTTATCTACCTGTATTCCTATTGAATCTTCACGTAAAACCGCATTTAACAGCGATTTTTCCATGATTTTATCATCTAGCCTACTAATAGAGCCCTCCACAAATAGTTTTTGTAAAAATTTTGTAGGGTCTTTCAACTCACTCGTTCTTTGACGGATGGGTTGTAAATTATAGCCCGTATTATTCATGAGCATTTGAATTACTTTAGTGATACCCATTGCATCATAACCAAAAAAGATAACATCCAATGCGTTATCTTCAATATAATTAACAATCCATTCATAAACCTCATCATCATTGATTAGGCCTTGTTGGTGGCTTGTAATTGTACAGAATCCTTTAGTTTCAAGTTCTCTATAATTAATACCATCTTGTTTTTCTTTAGCATCAATTGAACCTGCTCTTTGGAATGGAACAAACGAATGCTGTTCAACATGCCACTTAGGCTTTCCTTCATCATCTAAATAAGGAAAAACGAAAGCAATCGCTGTATTATCTGACATCATTGAATAGTCAATGCCTATATAACAGCGTTGCCCATGAATGCTAAATTCAGGAATAATCGCTTTTTCAACATCAGCAAGATTTAAGTAACTATCTACATCTTGCTGAAGCCACATATTAAGGTTTTTAGTTTGGAAATCGTGTAGCGTCCCTTGTAATAAGTCATTGTTTCGCTTGTCAATCAATCCTTTTAGTAAAATATCTTTTTTATCTTCCAATTCAAGAAGAGGGTTTGATTTTACCCAAGTTTCTGGCTCAAATGTTTCTGATAAATCATCTTGCGCCCATACCAAACATAAAGAAGTATCTGCTTCTCTATCCCAATCTTTCTCCATAGCTTCTTGAAGTGTCTTTTGGTCTTTTCTAAAAGGAACGCTAGGGTCTGGATAGGAAGTTGAAATTTGTACAAACTGATGATTTTTAACCAAAACTTGCCCAGAAACAATTTTAGAAATTTTTTCTCTATTAGTTACCTCTCCGATTTCATCAAAAATAGCAGTTGTAAAGTGAAAACTATCATATTGACCAGCTTCATGAGAAATAGCACGAATTTTATTATTCATTTTCTTCATGACAACTTCATCATTCAGAATAGAACGATCAGTCAACCCTGTTTCAGCAGCAATTGTTTTAAATGGTTCAATTTTTATAACTGTCTTAAGCATCGTCTTAACATATCCAAACAATTTGCTTGTCTGTTTAAAGTTTATCGAGGAAACTAAAAAGTCCTGATTTGATAAACCAAGACTTTCAAATAAAAATGAATAAACCATCAAAATTGCTAGAATATAAGTTTTACCTTGCCCACGAGATACTGATATTATAGCGAGAGTAAACCTTTTTCCACCTTCGCTATTCCTCCATCCTATCAGCATACACATAATGAATTTTTGCCAAGGCATTAGCTCAGTTGGTTCGCCTGTATCAACATTCGGGACAACTGAAGCAACTTTTAGTAAATTTTTTATTTCCTTTTTAGAGTATCTGTAAGGAAAATCTTCACGTCCAATTCTTTGAAGGTCTCTTAAATGCCTAAATGCTGCTAATTTTGTTAGGTACCCAGATTTTGTTATACCGTCTAATACTGCGAATGCATATCTTGTGCCAGGGTCTCTATATTTAGCACGTATTCCTGAAAAATCAATACTATGATAAGCTCCTAAGACGTCATGGTCCTGCGTTAAATCAACTTTAAATTCAATGATAAGATTATTCATTGTTTTTGTAGGAGCTAACTCAGTAATCATCGTCATCACCCCCATCAAAGAACGCCTTCATCTTTTCTTTAGTGCTTTTTTCATTCGTATCTTGCATGTTAAGCTCTATCAATTCAGAACGTGATTTTGGAGATAAACCTAACTCAGAACCAATTTTTGTAAGATTTTTTATTGCATCTGAGTAAATTTGAGTCATTGGATTACGTTTGAAGCCCTGAAACTGTCTATCAATAATTTCACCAGTCATATCTTGAACTAGTTTATAAATTTCTTGAACCTCACCATGTTTTTTTAGATGTTCATATGAATTTCTATAAATTTCATACTGAGTACAGTACATTTCAACTAAAAACGAATCAATCTTATCAACTGGCTTTTGTTCCTCAAGAAAGGGAACAGTTTTACGCCAACAAGCACTTGCGAGAGGAGAAAGGTGCTTAGGTGCACGATAGGACAACTTCCCGTCATTACTGTCTTTGAACTTCTTAGCTGTCATTTTTTCTCCTTTCTTTTAGTGTTTTGACCCCCCCTATATAAAAATTTTCAAAATTGGGTTTTCACGCAAGATGATACCTATGTGTGTGCTTTCCCTGTGAAAAGATAGGGGGGAGGGTTGTTAAAAATTATCGTTCATTTTTTTGAAAAATCAGGGACATCTTTTACATTTTTTATGGGGATTACATTTTTAATTTGATTTCCGTAACCAGTTCCATAATAAATTTGTTCCCACTTAGTTTTCCTTGTGTGGCATTTTCTACAACAGAAAGCCAAGTTA